ACCTGATGCTGTTGCTGCTGATAATGAAATTGTTTCTGTAAGGTAAAAACTACCTGTTTTTGCTGTTGCCATGTACCCTTCCAGTACAATTCGGTGTATAAACTACACTGCCTCGGATTAAATCTTCGCGGCGAAGCCGCCCCGAAGCCTACGAACTTCCCCACCCAAACCACCCTATGTATAGTACCACTATACAAAGGTAGCGATGCGTACATACTTATAGGTAATACTCTCTAGGTCTTTTTATGGCGAATCGAACCATCTCTCTAAGCCCGATATGCGATCTAATTAGAAAGAGGCTAGTTGACTCTGGCACTCCTTTCAGTTTATTTGTGCAGGATGCACTAATAGAATGGAACAGAACAGATCGTAAATTAGAACAAGAAGCTAAAGTTGATGATAAACCAAAAGTTCCTTGGTATTATGAGTGTCAATTATGCAAACAAAAGGGTCATCACGCTTCAGATTGCAGCATGTATAACCCAGTAATTGAAAGTGAAGGTGAAAGTGAATGAGTCATCATCTTCCTATCGTTCATTGTGGCATTAGAATCGGACATGTAGTTATCACTAATGATCATCAAGTATTAGCAGTAGTAGTAACACAACCTTGGGGCGAACTAGAAATCTTACGATCCAAGTATCCTGAAGTAAAGGAGGAAGAGGAATGAGTTGTCCTTGTTTTATCTGTACTGTATTACTACCTAGGAGGGAAGAAGAATGATAGCAAAAGATGATTTTCAATGTCATGTTTGTCAATCAATGTCATTAATGGGAGATGAATATGGATTGGCATATTCTGTTAGATCTAAGCAATTTGAATCACTATGTATTTTGTGCATTAAAGCCGCTGAACAAATATGTATTGAGGTGAAAATGTGAAACTAGCTCTAGTTTGCAAGATCTGTGACGAGATTACCTGGATAAAGATTGACAACTATGTTGAATCAACTACTCGTAGATTTCACATCTGTGTTGATTGCGATGAGATTTAACTGTAATACTCAAACATTCCTTGCTTTTTGTTTTTACCGCCACCGGTGTAAAAGTCATAGATTCTTTTTACTGATGTTAAAAACATAATATTCTTAGTATCTTGAGATATTTCGGGATCAGTATAAGTATCGACAGCGTAAAAATAATTTTGCAATCCTTCTTCTTCATCGATCGCGTATGAAACAACTCCACCAACTACCAAAGGAATTGTTACAGCGGCAAACGCTTTGTTAACTGGATTCAATAACCTTCGATTAACAATGGTCTGCCATGCTTTTTGTGATCCAATAATAACTGCAGTTTGTATTGCCAGGTATCCTAACTCTTTACCAACTGCTCCAGGAGTTGCTTTATCGCCTTTAGATATAATTCTCAGAGTTGTATTACTACCTGCGCCAACTATTGCCAGTTGTGAGGCTGGTGTTAGAAACAAAGAATCACCCTTGTGTTGCTAATTCGTATGATCGCTTTAATCTCATCATGTATGGGAGATCATCTTCTTTTACAATATCAGCTGCTAAGACAAACCTAGATGCTGGAACTTGAATTATAATCGGATCTCCGCTACCAGCACCTGGAACTATAACTCGATAAATCCATAGTTTTTGAACTGCTGTTGGTGAAGCCGAACCAAAAGTACCTGCTGTAGAAGGAACTAGCAAAGTTGGATCTGCGAACTGAGTTGATAAACCCAATAACCTAGTATTACACATTAGGATTTGAGTCCAGTCTTCAGTTGAACCAGGAGAACCAGGGAAGTTTCCTTCTATAGTGTATAATATAAAATCAGCAGGATTCAATCTTTCTTGAGATATAACATCAAAAACTGAGATAGCATTAGTCCCTGTCGCCTGGTAAGGCATGCCATCTTGAAGAGACATAGCAGTTGGTACTAAAGTTAGATCGTCTAATTCATAGGCAGACAAATCAAAATAAGATTCATAGTAAAGACAACCGCCACCTGCGACTGCTTGCCATCCATTAGTTGGATCTTGTGTATTAACCCAATTTGTTTGTGGAACATTCTTGTGTAGTAATCGAGATCCAGTTAAGGCCCTGGTAGATTCTTTTTCTTTAGCCATTAGCGCATCGCCTTCCTAGTTGCTGCATGAGCCTTCTTAGACAAAGCACCAAACTTCATTCTTGGGTGTTTTGCTTTGAGTCGCTTGTACTCGATTCCGTATCTTCTACTGTAAGCACTAACTTTACGAGTTTTCTTCGCTTTAGGTTTCGGCGCAGCCATTCCCCGATCAGTAGTAATGTCCCTGACATCACTCCTATGTGCGGCAGCATATCCGGCAGCATATCCTCGTTCCCAATCAGCGTTCATTAGAAATCACCTCAGTTATCTGAGGCTGTGCTCTGAATTGCAATTGCCATCCAATCCTTGGAAGATAGTTTAACGATTCTTGCACGAATGCGGGCAGTAACATAAACCGCTGCTGTGCCAATGTTAGCACCATCAGGTCCAGCGACTAGGTAAAGTGAATCATTTACTACCATGAAACTCTCGCTTAGTGAAGCACTTCCATGATTATCAGGATACAAATCAGTAACATGTGTAGCAATGTTGTTTGTTTGGTCAATAGAAAGAGATCCGCTTGCTATTAGAGACTGATCGTCTGCTCTAACGAATGCAGTTCCGGGATTTAGATCTGTTAATTGTGCTGCAATTGAACCATTGCCGTTAAGCATTGATTTTGGATCGCTACCATAATCAGAGGATACCTGGTAAACAAAATCCACCTGATCTATTGCCAGTGCTTGTCCTGTTCCTACATTAACATAAGCTCCACAATCAAGAACGCCTTGAACACGGCTACCTGATGCTGTTGCTGCTGATAATGAAATTGTTTCTGTAAGGTAAAAACTACCTGTTTTTGCTGTTGCCATGTACCCTTCCAGTACAATTCGGTGTATAAACTACACTGCCTCGGATTAAATCTTC